AGCTTCAATCTATCTATGGATTTTTCAATTAATTCTTTCACACGCCATACTACAAATATCCGTATGGCAATTTTACAATCTGCTTTATAGCCTTGGGAGTTATTACCTCTGACCGTTAGTCTGTTCTGCGCTGTGCAGGAGAACCAAGGCTTTCCAGTCTAGCATTTATCAAATTTTACCCGAACTATTCTGATTAGCCGGAACCTCGTTTCACGAGGATAAGTGTTATTCCTTTCTATGTTTAAACTTCATTTTTCTCCTATCCAAACGCTACCTGTCCGTTATTCTGCATATAAATCGCCGGTGCAGCTTTACGCTCTCCGACTTTCAGATACGGATAATTTCTCTGCGATTGCTTCAATTACTGAAACGGTCACTCCGTTTCCTGCCTGTTTATATAACTGGCTATCCGAATTAACAAACTGTGCTTTTTCAAAATAATCGTCCGACCAACCTTGCAGCCTAAAACATTCTTTTGGTGTAAGTTTCCGTATTGCTATATAGCATTGGTATTTTTCGTACCATACTGCATATACGATCAATTCGCCAGAAACCTTTACGAATATTCCTTGATTGCAACTAGTATCTAATGTGTTTGCAACTTCTTTTCCAACTCTTCCACGCCTGATTTTACTTCCTGGAACTGATAAATTTACTGCATCAATACCGACTCTGCGCTCTGAATATCCTTGCTTAGTTGCTTCTCTAACCTCAACGGCAACACCGTGTCTGTCTTGTCCAGTTAATGTAAACATTGGTTCGCCGTCTTCTTTGCACCTTCTTCCATTCTGCTGCTTTTCTACACGATCAGGTGTTAAAACCGGAATTGCTATCTTCGGATTGTTGTTGTGCCCTGCTGAATGGCACTTTGCAATACCATCAGTCGAAAGGATTTTGCCGTCCTGAGATGAGTTTATTTCACCGATAATTTTAATTGACGTTTTAATTTCCTCTCCTTTATTTGTTGTTAAAGTAGGATAACTGGCATCAAGCAATATGGATACTTTAGGCTCTGTGTTTCCTCCCGGTTTTGTACTAATTGTCGGAGCTAATCCAACATCACTATAAACTCTGTCTCGCTGCGAATTTCTTCCGTTAAGGCAGCCAAAAAGATTTAACGAAATACTATTTTCTCTGTTTGTTCCTTCGACAGGAAATATTTTTGCGGTACTTCTCCCTCTAAGATGTCCGATAATGAAACATCTTTCCCGGTTTTGTGGCACCCCGAAATCTTTGGAGTTGAGCACCTGCCATTCTGCATCATACCCCCCTGCATCCATTTCAATGAGCAGTCTGGCGAAATCCCATCCTCCATTAACACTAAGCAGATTTTTAACGTTCTCAATGAAAAGGTAAGTGGGTTTATCTCCTTCTTTGAGCTGTCCGACAAGGTACATAACTCTGAAAAACAAGCTTGAACGGCTTCCTTGAAATCCGGCTTGCTTTCCTGCGACTGAGATGTCTTGACAAGGGAATCCGAAGCACCAGCAGTCGGCTTTTGGAATGTCTCCGGCATACACTCTTCTAATGTCATTTGCGTACCATTCTCCATTTCTGTATTTCTCCTTTAAAATTTCTTTCTGTCTTTTTTTGATAGGAATATCTTCCAATATCTTTCGCTGCTCTTCTGTCAGTAAGTGCATTGAGATGTAACTCGCAGTAGCGAATTTATCAAACTCGCAAAACCCTACGCACTCATGCCCTGCCAATTCCATTCCTTTGCGAAAACCTCCGATTCCGGCAAAAAAATCTATGAATTTCATTTTTAACCATTCCCCTCGTTTTCTCCGAACCCAAATTCCCTATTAATATCAAAAGAATCAAATTCAATCTGCAAACCCATTTCTTCCTTGATTTCCTTGTATGCTGCTTCGACTCCGATTTCCTCAACATATCTTTCGGCTTCTGTGATCTTATCAATGAAATTCTGGTTCGCTTTCTTGAATCCCCATGCTTTCTTGATTGCAATTACAGAAATTAAAATATTTGCTACTGCAATATAATCTTCTGCTTTCCACAGCTTTTCCTGGGATTCTTTGATAAGTTGCTCTTTGATCTCCTGTTCTCTGGCGTTCAAATATGCTTTGAGAGATTCAATTCTTACGCCGGTCTGTCTGGAAATCTGCTCCATTGTAAAATTGGTTACATTAAGCGGTGCCGGGATTGAGTTTCTTGGCTTTTTGATTTTCAGCTTTCCCATCCGACAGCCCTCCTTATATTTTCTGTTAAAGCATCAAACTGTTTTAACATCTTCCGGCATCCGTTTCTGGTCACCTGTATATCTTCAGCAGAGTCATCTATCCAATATTTGCCGTCAATCAGATAGCTGTTATCCAGAAATGTACGGAATTTGCATTTAGTAAGTCCGAATTTGTTCATGATTTCTCTTTGCGTCAAGGACTCTACAAATTCACCGTCTGCTGCAACAATGTCATAAAGTTTCATTTCGTCTCCTTATTTGTCTTTCTTAATCCGTATCCTGCCGGAGTATATGCTCTATCAGTGCTTGGGTGGTTCGTTCTGAGCAAGCCATCATCAATTAGCTGATTGATATGCTTCCAGACCGTAGCTCTCCCGGCATCCACCCTTTCGGAAATCTCTGTGACTGACGGTGCGTATCCAACCAGTTTGATATAACTGACAATATACATATAGATTTCTTTTCTGAGAGCCTGTCCCTGCTCATATCTGTTCTTTGTGTTGTACATTCTTTATCAATCCCTTCTGCTTAGAATCAAGAAGTTTGTAATAGGCATTTATGCAGTTCAACATAAACCTTTTATCATTCTGATCAGAACATGTTCCTGCCAACTCTCCAAGATCAATACATTTGTCATAAGCCTGTTTAGAATACTCATCCGTAAGTTCTACCTGATAGAACTCCTTTATAACTTTCCAGAATTCTGTCATAAATC